CTCGCTCATAAGGCAAGACTGGTTACCCGCGGATCCGTCTGATCGGAATTGAAACACCCGATCATCTGACGTAGCTCCTTCTTTATGCCCGACCCGGGCTCGAAGAAGTGTCAGGTAATGTGCTCTAAATCAGGAGGTGGTATGGCATGCGTCAAGAAAAACTTTTATGCCGCGAATCAAATCGACGGCAAGGGATCGCTCAGCTATAAGGCTCTTGGCAACTGCCAAGCTAGGCCCTACGTTAAGCCCCTCGCATACCAGTTTCACCACATCACTACTGATCATGCACAGAAGTCCGGTATCTACGCATCCTACGGAAACATGGCTAACGCCGACGCTTTCAAAGGATCGATACTCGTAGGTCCCGGATCGTTTAGTGACGCACCATATGCTGGTCTAGTTGTTCAAGCAACAAACAAATGCTTGGATAAGTTCTACAACGAACTAGACGAACAAGCTATGCTCGCTGTAAACTTCGCAGAACGTAAGCAGTCTGCTTCAATGATGACTGCCCGTTTGTTCCAGCTTGCCCGTTTCGGGAAAGCCTTGCGCAAGTTTGACCTCATTACCGCAGCCAGAAGCTTAGGCCTCGACCCAAAATCTGGGATCCCTACTGTTTATCAGAAGGGCGGCCGACCTAAAGGTTGGAGTAATGCAAAGGCGCGATCAAAAATCGTTGCCGATGCGTGGCTGGAATTTCACTTTGGGTGGGAACCCTTAGTGAAGGACATATTCCATGCTACACAGGTTTTGCAATCCCCCATGACAGGTAAGACCGTTCAGGCAAATGCTGGGGTCCCGTTCAAAGAACGCGACTTCCAGAAGCCTTACTCGGAATCCTATCTAAGGGAGGCAGAAGGTATCGTATTACATAAGTGTGGGGCAACCCTCCTTGTGACCGATGCCAATGCTTACGCAGCGAATCGGTTAGGTTTGACAAACCCTGCCGCTTGGGCCTGGGAGCTCATTCCATTCAGCTTCGTCGTCGATTGGTTTACAACCGTTGGAAGCTTTATCAACCAGTGGTCCGACCTTGAAGGCGTGAAGTTAGTTGATCCGTGGAATGCCAGTACCCTTGTTGTGAAAACGTGCAAATATGCGAAATCCTACTCAAGTAGTTACTTGGAGGTTCGCTCGCACGGCGTCCTATTTAGCAGGAATCTCGGAATGAGCCGTTATAAAGTAGCTTTTAGGCCCATGAAAGGATTGTCACTCGCTCGCGCAGCGACTGCTATTGCGCTCCTAATCCAGTTCCTACCACGGTAGTAACTGTACTTCCCTCAATCCGCCTCTTTGAGGCTTATCTTAGAAAGAAAGGAACAGTCATGCCGGCTATCGCCAACATCACTGTAAAGAAGAATGACAACACGACCGACATCATCTATACCGCTGTCGTCCCGAGCTCGGGCGATGGCACTCCTGCGGTCTGGCGTAGCCAGTCTGTTGGTAGTGCTGCCGCTCATCAGCCAGAAATTCGGCTGGGCTCAAAGACTGGGGGCAATGGTGCTAAGCGTATTCTGCGAGCGACGTATGTCTACCCGCAAATCGCGACAAACACCACCACCGGCGTAACTTCTGTAATTGATCGTGTAGTTGCCTCCGTTGATTGGCAGATTCCCCTTGGGATGACCGCCACCGACGTGAACGAAGCGGTCTCACAGTTTGCCCATTTGCTTGCCACCACCCTGATGAAGGATAGTGTCAAGTCGGGCTTCGCTCCGTCTTAATAGGAGCGCGCCGTGAAAAGCCCACTGACGTCTGAGATGCAGCAGGTAGCCCTCAACCTAATGGAAGGGCTCGGCAGCTCACGCTCGCTTACCATCGCGATTCTTATGCGATATGGCGAGTGGGACCAGATAGTTAAACTACAAACTGATCCACACCTTTACCTTGAAGCTCACGATTACTATGCGGATACCTGCGCCACCGACTTCCTTCGGAAGCTCGAATGCAGGATCGATGGGATCGACCCTGAAGCTGCTGCCGTTGAGAAATGGTGGTTTGCGGAAAGGGAATGCTTTAAGACGAACAGGCGGCTCAACGAAATCTTCGACTTTGGGACCCTTTCAGGCGTCCCGGTTCGGAGCGGTATTATCGACTTCTTCGATGATATGAAAAAGAATGTTCGTTGGCTGCTCGGGGATAGGCCTCCCGAGTCCTTCTCAGGATTCTTCGGCCCAGGTGCAACGCTGTCGGATGATGCGGACTGTTGTACAGTTCCGCATAAAATGTCTTCACTTCCAACCTTGACTTCTTCTGCCATATTTTATCTAGTCCCCTGGACAGGGACCAAATGGGCTGCGGCTTGCGCCGCCAGAAGAGAGGATTTTAAAGTCGTAAGCGGTAATAAGTTTTTCACCGTACCAAAAACAGCTTTGACGCGCAGATCTTGCGCTAAAGAGCCATCCATCAACGGTTACTTCCAGCTCGGCTTAGGCCGGATTATGAGGAGCCGTTTGAAGGGACGAGGCATTGACCTCGATAATGGGCAGGACATCCACAGGCAGGTCGCCTGCGAGGCATCCAAAACGGGTGCGTTCTGTACGATCGATTTATCCTCAGCCAGCGATACCGTTTGCACAGCCCTAGTCAGGCATGTGCTACCTCCCGGATGGTTTCACCACCTCCAGGACCTCCGCTCCCGTACCACCGAAATCGGTGGGAAGAGGGTGGTACTCGAGAAGTTTTCGAGCATGGGTAACGGTTTCACGTTTGAGCTGGAGACGACGCTTTTTACAGCGATCGCTCTAACAGTAGCGCCATGGTTACGCCCTGGTGCAGATCTGTTCGTTTACGGTGACGACATAATCGTTCCGTCTGACGTTGCTTCGGATGTGATTTGGGCGTTAAAGTTCTGTGGTTTCCTCCCTAACCCGGAGAAGACCTTTGTAACAGGACCTTTTCGTGAGTCTTGCGGTGGTGACTTCTTCTTGGGTGCACCCGTGAGGGCACACTTTTTGAAGGAAGAACCAAATGAACCGCAGGAGTATATCTCACTCGCCAACGGAATTAGACGCGTCATTAAGAATTTTGGCGCGAATACTCTGGTTTCTACTCGTCTACGCCGCTGCTGGTTTCGGGTCTTGGACCTTATTCCAGCTTCTGTACGGCAGTGTCGAGGCCCTGAAGAACTCGGGGACCTCGTCATACATGACGACGAGAAACATTGGCGAACCCGCTGGCGCAGTAGCCAAATACGATTCGTCAGGGTCTATAGACCTGCGAGGCACCTTAGGGTGTCCTTCGCTAGGTTTGACCCAGACGTTCAACTGGCCGCTGCATTATACGGAGTGATCCTATCGCCGCGCAACCCTCCAAGAGTTTGGCCGGAAGGCCTTGACCTCAGAGGGGTTCCATTGCGTGACGGTGTTCAGGGTTACAAAGTGGGTTGGGTACCCTATTCATAAGGGTACGTAAGGGGGGTGCAATGCCT